GAAAATAAGTTGCTAATTGATATTTAGTTAGATTTTCAAAATCACCATTTAATAATGCAGTTGTTGGTGCTAAAACAAAACGAGCAACAGGTGGTGTTACAATACTTAATGGTGATAATACTGGATGTGGGTATTGACTAAAGAATGCACGTTCTCTTTCTTCTTCATCACCAAATAATAACATAGCAGTATCTTGCATCCAATTCATTGGTGGTGATAGTGCATAGTCAAATATACTTGCAACAAATATATTAGCAAGTGCTAATGCCATTAAGTCTGCAGTAAGTTGCCTTTGTGCTCTTTTAGTTTGATAACCACCAGACCACTCTTCAAATTTAGCACCTCTATATATTTTAATTCTTCTACCAATACTATTCCAAGCATAAGGATGAAAACGTGTCATAACTCTACCTAAAGATGTATTGGCTACATTAGGTCGTTGTGTTGCGTGATAAATAAATTGTGATGCTTTTACAGTTCTATTTGCTAACTGAATTAATATAGGATGGTCAAATGGTAAATTCTTACCAAACTCACCTAACATTTGTCTTGCATTAATATATGCTGCATCCCAAGTTCTACTACGTAATAAAAACTCAGATTTTCTCATAAACACAGCACCAGCATTAGTAATAGCTTTACCTGCACCTACTTCTTTAAATACTTCTCTAGTAGTCATATCTGCAAAGTTATCAAACTCTTTATCGTTCTTAGCACGTAATCCATCTTTACTTAATGTTTTGGATACAGTTTTAACTGCTTTGACTAATGGTTCTGACATACCTACCATTTGGAATCTTGAATCTTTTTGTGCTTCATTAATTAACATATCTTCAAAAGTACCAATGTATGCTTGCCACTCTTCCCACTCTTTTCTATTTCTAACTTTTTTAGTAATAACTTCACCAGTAGAAGAGTCTAAAATCTTATAGGTTGTATTTTCACCCCATACATTATCGTTCCACCAAGTATCAGATAATGCATTTGTAAATGGTTTTAATCCTACATCAGTAATGGTATTACTACCACCACCATATATGTTAGTTAAAAATGTTTTAGGATGAAACAACAACGACATCATTTCAAATTTACCTTCAAGGTCATTCAAATTTTGTCCTAATCTTGCTATGTACATATCTCTTGCAGCTCTATTTTTAGGTGCTGCATCTAGTATTTTACCACCAAATACTTTATCTAAACGTTCAGTAAAGCTTATAACAGATTCATCAGTCAATAACCCATAGCCATTACCAAATCTACCTATCTTGTTTATATTTTTTTCTTGTAATAACTTAGCTAAGTTTTCCATTTTAGCTTGTTTTGCTAAATCTAATGAACGTTCTTGTCTTGTATCAGCATCTATATTATCTCTTTTCATTTTAGATATCTCAGCTCTAATTTCACCACGTTGCATAGTGTTTAATCCTATGTAATAATCTACACGCTCTAAAAAGTCTTTTTGTTTACGCATACCTTTTACAAAACTTTTGTCAAAATTGTTTTTAGCATAGTTTTTTAATAAATCAAATTCTTTTTGTGTAATACCGTGTATATCAAAGTTACGTATAGAAGGATATCCCATTTGATTCTTAGCAACATCCATCATAAAGTATGCCCAAGATTCTGTAATATCTTTATCTTTTCTTAATGGATTTTTTTCTACAAAACGTTTGATGTTGTTACCTACCTTTAATGATAAATTGCTATTAATTAAGTTTCTATACATAGAACCTACATATCTATCTACATGATTAATACCAAGGTCCCATTCAGGCAAACTAACTTCTTCACTTCTACCTTTTAGGTGTCCATTATATCTACCGCTACCCATAGCTTTTTGTAAAGTAAAATCTTCTATAATAGCAAGTTCTGCTATATCGTTTAACCTGTCTACACCTTTGGTGTTATATCCTTCATATTTTTCTCTTAATGATACTTCATATCTTAACAATGCTCTTTTCAATGCAACCTCTCCTTGATTGCTTGCGGCATATTCTAAATCTATTGACGATAATATACTTGGGTCTTTAGTAGCTTTTTCTAATTCTTTTTGTATAATTTTTTCTATAGCTGCTTCATTTTTTTCTCTTCTTTTTATAGTACCAAATGGGTCTGTATGTGGAACATAATGTTTTACAGTACCATCTGATGATACGTATCTACCTAAACTAACAGTTTTAGTTAATGGTTTATTACGCATATAATTCTGCATTTCTTTTCTAACTACAGCAAATTCTTCTTTAGATAATTGTTTAGTAAAATCTAGCTTAACCATTTTTCCTTTAACTTTTACTTCTTTTTCAAACACACGTTCAAGATTTTCATTTAATCTTTGGTAATATCTAAAAAAGTTTACATCAGTTAATGAAGGTAATTTTCTTAAAGCACTAAGCGGGTCACTAGCAATCAATTCACTAAGACCAGCATACAATGCATCTACCTTAGTTCTATTAGATAGTAATCCATTAGAATCTAAGAACAATCTTTGTAGTTGTTGTATGTCATAAGCTATTTGTTTATCTACATAATTTTTTTCATTTGGTTTTGGTTCTGTTAATAAATCACCTTCTGGTATTTTATATTCATTAATCTTTTTACCTAGTGTTACAAGCTTGTCTTTCAATACGTTACTTCTACTCATAATAACATCTTTCATAACTTGAGTCATAATGTTTGTATAAGATTCGTTAATCATTTTTACTACTTGTTCTGGTGTTTTGCTAACACGCTCACCTTTTTTACCAGTCTCAGTTTCAAACTTAAACTTGATACCTTCTTTGGTCATTTTATCAAATTCTGCTTTAAGTGTTTTGTATTTGTTTTCTATATTGATTTTTTGTTCTTTGTTTTTAATACCATCATAAAACTTCAATGTTCCATCTTTAGCAGGATTTGCTTCTCTTAATATCATAGTATACTTAAATAAAGTAGTAAAGTTATTGCCTTGTGCTCTATCTTCTGGTCGAATTAAACGCAAACTTTTCTCTATCTGTTCTTCAATATCTTTTTGTTTAGCATTGTTCATCTGATGAAACGCAAGTGTCATTTCAGTATTTAATTCAATAGTACTATATGGCATAGTACCAATTTTAAATTTAATATTACCATCTTTATCTTTAACTACATTTTCTACACGACCCATTGTTTGGTCTTTTTCTGCATTCTCAATAAACTTTAACTGGTCTTTTAATGTAGTAGTAGCAAAATGTTCAAACCATTTAGGTGCTCCTTCTATACTATACGTTCCAGTTTCTTTATCAAACTTAATAGACTTTTGTAGTAATCTTTTTACAATACCAGGTTGTAACATAGAATCATAATAGTTCATAAAGTTATTAATATCTTTTGCGGTAGCATCATTAAACTCTTTACCTAATTGGAATCCTTGAAATGGTCTACCAGTAGTAAAAGATTCAAACTGAGCATCAATAGTAGAACCAAATCCTTTGTGAGTTCTTAAGAAATTTTCTAATCTACGTAATACAGCTTTACCATAGTCAGTAAGATTTGGGTCTTTATATGCTTGTTCAAAATCAATCTTAGCTATACCTTCTTTATCTACTTTAATTTTAGCATATTGTTCTTCTATAACTTTTATTTCTTTTTCTTGTTTTTCTTTTGCTATTTCTTCACGTACACCTTTTTCTAAGTCTTTAGCTTTAACTGTTCTAGTTTTACTTACTGGTATATCTGCATTCTCAGTAGTTTCTGGTGCTTTAATTTCATTTGTTTTATTATATACAGCATCTATGGTGTTGAAAAATACTTTACTATTAGCAGGGTCAATAGCAGGATTCTTAAACATCAATTCGTTTTGTAATCCTTCAATAGCATTCTTAATGTTTCTTACTTCTGATAACTTTGCATTAGTATCACTGTCATACTTCATGGTACTTTCATCAGGAAATCTTTTTTCTAAATCTTTATATATTTCTTGTATTCTATCATAACCTTCATTCAATGTATACTCTACATTCTTTTTTAGTTTATTATTATAAATAGCATCACCAAGCTTAGGGTTGCCTTTTGTTTTTACAATCGGATGTGCGTGTAATGCAAAATCCATAAACGCATACATTTCTCTACGTACAATGTTTAATGATTGTGGATTCTTAATACGTTTACTTAACATAGTATTCATTACTTTTTTCATATCAAGTATAGACTCTGCAATAGCTCTACTGTTTTCACCTTGTTTCATTTCAAAAGTTTTTCTTAATATGGTTTGTAAATCTTGTATAATGTTTTCTTTAGCCATACCTTGTTTACTTAATAACTCTATAATGTAATCTCCTTTACGTGTTAACAAGTCAACACCAATAAGATTATTTATTGTTCCTCTAAGATTTTTACCACCTTTTAAATCATTAGTTAAAAACTTTACATTCAAATCTTTATAAAAATCTAACAACTCTAATTCTTTAAATGTGCTACTCTTCTTAAGGTTTTGATAGGTACGTTGTAAGTATGCAACAACATTTTCTGGACTAGTAAATTTAAAGTTTAAAAACTCTCCACCCATATCTAACTCAGACAATATCTTTGCTTGCTGCATAAAGTAATTTGTTTCTGCACCTTGTTTCATATATGGTTGCCATTGGTTTATAAAGTCTTTAGCAGCTTTAATTAATGATGGATTTTTAATTTTTCTATACCTTCCTTTACCAGTATATTTATGTTCAGGATTTACCCATACATCTTTTTTGCTTTGTATAGCTTTAGAAAATACTTTAAATGCGTGTAAACTTGTTTGTTTGTTATTGGTTAATGTATACCATTTACTAGATTTTTGAGTGCTAATATCTTTACCATTACGTTGTACTGTAAAAAATGTTTCAAATATCTTTTGTACATTATCAGTAGCTTTACCAATTTTTACAAACTCTGCACTATCTACTGCAATATTAATACCAGTATAACTTACATCTTTTAAAAATCCAAAGTCGTTTAATTTAATTTTTAAGGTAATTCCATTTCCAATATTCAATTTACCACCATTAGTAGTTATAATATCAAATAACATTTGAAAATCTGTAGTAGCATTTACAATAGTACCTACTGCTTTTTTACCTTCATATGCAGCTTTAGCAGCTTTTAATCTTTCTTTGGTGCTAAATAGTTTACTGAAAGAATCATCTTTAGTTTTTTTAACTTGTTTTAATTCTTTAAAAGCAACTTCTAAAAGTTTTTGTATTTGTTTTTGACTACCAGGTACACTGCTTTCTCTTGAACCAGCTATATTAACTACACCAGGATTTTGTTTTATAAATTCTTTTATAAGTTTTATATTTTTAGCAGAAGAATTTGTGCTATTCAAAACTAATACAGGTCTATATCCATCGTTATAGATTCCTTCTTTTGCATTTCCTGTTGACCATTTACCTGTTTGTGCGTATCCTATTGTTCTATCTGTACCAGGAGATGCTTTTGTTCTAAATGCAATAGTTCCATTTGCATTATCTACGTTTAACATAGTTCTTTCTGGAAATTGAGGAGTTCTTCCTTCTTCTATATTAAATCTTGTAGCTAACTCTAAATTTTCTTTAGACGTTTTACCAGCTTCACTTCTATGTCCTTTTGTTCCAGTACCAGCTGTGGATATACCTAAAGCTTCTGCTGCGTATAATCCAGCAATATCAGCACCTGATTGCATTCCTGATATAACCTTTGTTAATATTGCTCCCTGTATAGCATCTGAAAATTCTACACCATATATAGTTTCTGCAATACTACGACCTTCCTTGTCGTATTTATTTTTCATAACTTTTAAATCTCTAGGTGTAGCACTAATATTACCATCTTGTAATTCATATTGTATCTTAGGATTACTAAATGCTTTTTTAACTATAGAAGGTAATGATTGATATCCTGTTACTGTATCACCATCTTTATCCATACCTCCCAAATACAAATCGTTTAACTCTGATGCAAAGAAATTATATCCGCCACGTTCTACAAACCCTTTAAATGCCAATGCTCTTACACCACCATTACCACTATTAGGCGTACGCATTACCAAGAATGTTAAAGCATCTTCTAATAAATCTAACTTTAACTTATCTGCTTTAGTTTTTTGAAGTTCTTTGTACTGTTCATATGCTTTTTCTATAGTCATTACTTCTTGACCAACTTTTATAGGATTTTTTCTATGTTGTTCTCCGAGCATAAACTCTGTTTCTTTCAGCCCATGCATACGTTCTAAACGTGGCGTATAAAGCCCAGCATAGGCCTTAAATCCACTTTCTACACCTATTTGATTACTTCTACCTACAATGTATCTAGCAAGGATATTAGATATAAAATTCTGATTCTCTTTCATTACATTAAATGCGTAATCAGTTTTCTTTAATACCTCTGGTGTAAATCCTAAGTCTGCTATTTCTGCCATATCTAATGTAGCAACATCAGATAGTTCTACAGTGTCTTTATTTACTTGTTTATTTAATTGATTTACTATTTCCTTTGCTTTTTTGGTGGTAGGATTTGCTTGTAATGTATCAATTAAATCTTGTACATTAATAGTATCAATGTCAAACTTAACGTAATCGTCTCCACTTTTTAAAAATTCTTGTGTTAATTTTTTATTACCTTCCATATTTTTAATACGTAATTCTTGTATTGCATCAAAATATGCTTGGTCAAAATCTTGTAATGTATTTTTATCTAAAAATTGTTTGTATAACTTTAATTTTTTTTGTCTATTAATTTCTTCTTTTTGTTTATACACATAATCAGTAACTGATTCATTAATACCTAGTTCTTCAGGTCTAATCTTAGCAACATCAAGTACATCTTTAAATGACCAAGAATCATTTTTACCTTCTATCAATTCATTAAGTTTTAATTTACCAAGCTGTTTAATACCACTACCATATACTAAAATATGTGTATTAGTATCCATCATTAATTTATTTAGTCCAGCAGACTCTGGTTTAAATCCACCTGACTTAGTACGTATTTCTCCTCTACCCATTCTAGGGTTTGCTACAATAACAGGTTTTAAAAATCCATAATCTTTAGCCCAACCAAATTTATTACCAATACTATTCCATAAATCTTCTCTAATAATAAAACCACCGTCAGTTCCAGATTCTAGTTCTATACCATATTTTTTTAATTGTTTATCAGTAATACCTATTAAATTTAAATATCCATATATACCACCATCCATAACCTTAGCAAGGTCTGTTGCATCCATAGGTACTACATCACTTTGTGGTAATGTATCGTATTTGTTGTCTTTTAATACATCGCCATTAATCTTGCCTTCAGCTATATCTTGTTTTAATTCTTTCAATGCTTTCTTTAAATCTGCTTTATTAACAGTAGGTCGTTCTATATATCCATTGTCTAACAACTTATATACCATATTAGATGCCATCTCTAATTGCTCTGTTGCACTTTTTAAATAGTCTTTACTAACACCAGATTCAAGCATAGCTCCAACATAAGTATTAAGATTTTCTTTGACATTGTTTGGCACTCTCTGTAATACAATTGTTCCTTTGTCTTTAGCACCACCATAAATATAATAATCACTGTATTCTACTAGTATGTTTTCATATAATGCATCAAGTTCTTTTTTACTATATATATCTAATGGTTCTTTATATGTACCAGGATTTTTTGGGTCTTCTGCTTTTCTAATAATAACACGTGTATCAAGTCCGTATCGTTCGTTAATAGAGTTTTCAGCAGTACGTTCTACTAGATTTTTACCATTTTTATCTACTTCTAGTTTAGGTTTACCCTTAGAATCTTTACCAGTACCTATTTCAACAATCTCTCCTGATGCATTAATAGCAAACTGAGAACGTTCTGCATAGGTTTTAATACGTAAAAACATAGACTTCAATGGAACTTCACCTACTTCGTTTTTAAACTTAACGCCTTTAAACTTGCTAGTAACATAAGATTCAAACCCAGCATAATCATTTAAGTTTTCATATACACCTTCAATTAATAATTGTTTCGTATCATACTTACCTAAATTGTAATTACTAGGGTCTTTGACAATCTGTTGATATACTTTATCTAATGCGGTATTAATAGAAATAGGGTCATTAATATCTCTATCTTTTGACTTCATATAAGCGTTAAACTCTGGGTCAAAACCATCTAACAATCTATTTTGAATATCATTTAATATAACTTTATCTATTTCAGCTTGCACTGCATCTGTACGTTCTTGTGTTTTTTTAGCAAAATCTGTATCTGTTTCAAATCTTTTAATATATAAATCTACTGGTGTTCTACCTCTATCCATCAATGATTGTACAACATCTGACTTTGTTGCTTCTTCTGATAATTCTTTTAGTTGTTCTGGATTAGCTTTTTCAATATCTATTTTCTTTTCTTCAGCTATCTTAACAATTTCTCTGTCTATAATAAGTTTAGCACCTATTTTTTGTGCACGTTGTTGCTGCTGTAAATACAATGTATTAGAATGTCTTTCAAACATTTCTTGTACTTCAGGATTTTCTTTATATATTTCAGTTTTTTTGATTTGTTTTTCATATCTACTAATGTTGCTATTACCATTAGCCATAGGATTTTCCATAATCATTTTTCTAAACTTAACTTCTTGCGGTGATTTAGAATTTGCACCAAAGAAGAATCCCATCATATATTCATAAACTTGTTCAGGTAATGGTAATTGATTGTATGTAGCCATACCACCTTGGAATGCAGCACCAGATATACCACGTGCAAATGCATTAGCTGCTGTTTCATTAGTTAAAGAATTGTCTGCTATTTTACGTACTGCTTGTTCACCAGCTTTTCTTGTAGCAGGGTTAGCTAATAATTTATTTACATTAACAAAACGACCTATACCACCGAAAGTAACTCCAGCTAATGCACCATGCATTGTAGATTCTGCGATAGCTTTTGGTCCTTTCCATACAGAGCTAGCACCTAATGCAACACCTAAATGAACACCGTCTTTAGCAAGTTTACGAAATGTTTCGTTAGCCAATAAACCTTTGTTCATAAATCCAGATGACAATAATCCAGCACCTGCAATTCTTTTTTCTATATTGTCAGTGACCATGTCAGCTACACGCATAGGTATAGAACGTATTTGCCAACCTTTTAAATCTTTGATTTCTTTTTCACCAGCTTTTAGTGCTAGCTTAACAGCTTCTTCTTGACCTTCTTCTGCTATAAATTTAGCAAAAGGCCTAAATCCACCTATTTCTATTTTAGCTGCACTTTTACCCATAGATGCTGCTAAACCACTAGCAGATTTTTTTATAGATTCTTCTGCTGCTTCTGCTGCAACTACTTGGTCGGCTATATTAGCACGTTTTTTTGCTGCTGCTTTAGTAGGTCTACCTACTGCTTGTTTAACTGCTAGTTTTGCTCCACCTCTTTTAGCTACTACACCTGGTACTGCTGCACCCATAGATAGTACACTAGCTATAATATCAGGAGCAAATCCAATAAAATGACCTACCTTATTGGCTAATGCTTCTGTAGTAGTGTCTGCTTCTGATGCCCAACCTAATGTCGTAAAACCTTCTACAACACCACTAGCAAATTGATTTAATACATTTTTAACTTTACCTTCAGAGGTAAACATATCACGATTAAACTCACCACCAGCACGTTTAACAAGCTTTTCTACATAGTCTACATCTTCTTCTGAAAAACTTTTAGGGTTAGCTCTATATGCAGTAGCAGTTCTAACTGCAAAATCTTGAGCAGTTATTTGTTGAGAGGCGTATAAACCTTTTAAATATTCAAGTTGACTATTCAATTTAACTTCCTAAATAAGTATCTAATAAACTTTTTTGTCCTAATACTCTTTCCTGATAATTAGTCGGAAGTTTATCAACTTCTACTTGGTCTAAAATATTTTGATATATTGTTAATTGTCTTACTATTTCAGGGTTTTTTTGTATAGTTACTTGGTTTAGCTCTGCTTTTCTAGCTTCATTAAATACTTGTCCATATCCTTTTAAAGCTTCACCTACAGCGTCTACTTGTTTTTTACCAAATCTTTTTTCTTGCAATCTTCCTTTTCCTGCAATGCCACCAATACCAAATATAGAAGAAAAAATTTGTGTACCATACTTTTTCTTTTTAATTGTTCTCAATGTATCTCCAGTTCCTTCTAATGTACCTTCTGCTTGTCCACTTAATACTGCAGCTTCAGCATTTGAAAAATTAGCAACTGTATCTCTTAATGTTTTATCTGCTAATTTTTTTTCATAAAGGTCTGTTTCTAATTTCATATCTATTACTTTTTTTGCAGCATATTGTTCTAAAGCTCTTTTGTCTTCATTTAATCCTCTAACTGCTCCAAGAAGCGTTGCTAAACTTTTTATTGTTTCGCTCATTTTAATACCCTCCGTACATACTTAATAATGATTGTCCATAATTTGATTTTAATCCCATATCAGCACCATATTGGTCTAATTGGAATCCTGCTGATTGTATATCTCTAATAGAAGATGCTTCTCTTTGTTGTAACTGAAATGCTGATTCTCTATTTTGTAAATCTCTTGCTTCTTGTTGTTGTAAAAATTGCTCTCTACCTGCATCTAATGCTTGCATACCGCTACCACTACCTGCCAATCCTGTTCTACCAACTTGACTTTGTAATTGTTGCATACCCATTCGTTGTTGTTGTATTGCAGAAGCTTGACCTAATTGTTGTGCTTCTCCCATAAATGCTGTTTGTTGTGCAAAATCAGCACGTTCTGCACCGATTGCACCTTGCAATGCTTCAAATTGCTGTCCCATTAATTGTTTTGCTGCACGTTGTTTTCTTCTTTTAGCTCTACGTTCTTTTCTGCTACCAAAAAATCCTGATATTCCACTAGCTATTGATACACCCATACTTATTGCATCTAACATTACTTATTCTCCTTTTTAAATGGTTCAAATACTTGTCCTAAATTTTGCATAACATTCATAATATCAAATTGTCTAGCTACTATTTTAGACGCATTTCTTTTTGCTAATAATAACCCTGCTTCATTATCAGACATAAATTGTTGTTTACCTAAATCCATAATAGCATCACCAAAGTTTTCTACACGTTTTGGTGTTTGTTGTTTCCAAGCAGAGTCTCCACCTTTACTATTTGTATTAATTTGTTTGATTGCTTCTTCATAATTACCGTCTTGTAATGCTTTATATGCTGACGGAAATTTATCTTTCCAACCTGTACCAAGTTGATAATTTACAGATGTTAATGCTACTTCAAAATCTTCACTATCAATACCAAGTTCTTTTGCTTGTTGCGATGCTGCATCCATAGCTGTGCCTACATCTTTTCTAAACCAATCATCTGTAGTTTGTTGTGTTAATTTTATTGGCATTCCTTGTTTATCTACTGCTACTTTTCTTTTTATACCGTTGATAGTTTTTTCTTCATATCTGTCAATTTTATATAATGATAATTCATCTTTAGATAATAAATGACCTATACCACCAGTAGGTTTATCTAAAGTATCTAAATAAATTACATCCATAAAACCTTCTTCAGCTTTAAGTTCTTCCTGTATTTTTGTTAATTTATCCTGTGCCATAACTTATCCTGTTGTTAATTTGTTTATTGCTTCATTTGCTATTTCGTCTTGTTTGTCTATTATTTTTTCTTTAGACCTACCTGTAAAAAATCCTTCTACACCAGCTGCTGTTTGTGCTGATTTTACAGCTTCTAAATCATATTGTGCTTCAGGTAAATCGCTTAAATTTACATTACTATAATTATATCCAGTTGATTCAGAAAAAGTTGTATTTAATGTACCGATATCACTTAAATAAGTATCCGTTGTTCCATTTAAAAAAAACTCTGTAGCTTTATTAACTTCATCTTCTACATTCGTATTTATTGGTAATTTATCTTCATCTGGCATCATATCAGGCAATATTTCAGGCTCTTCTGTAAATGTATTTTTAAGAATAGGTCTATCTGGTTTTGGCAAAGGAGCATTCATATTTGAAAAATCTGATTCATAAATTGTATCTTCTTCTTCAAAATCAATAGACATATCTATTGCGTCTACTCTACGTTGTTCTCTTGCATCCATTCTGTCCATACGTCTGTTAAGTCTACGTGTTCTTCTATCAGCTCTTGCTGATTGTCTTTGATATTTATTGTCACGAAACTCTTGAAAACTTTCAATACCAGATTCTAGTGCTTCCATAGCTTCTTTACCAGTTTGATATCCTAACACTCCTGCTGTTATATCATCTATAACATTACCTGTACTTGCTTTTTCTCTGTTTATTTGTGCAAGTTCTCCACGAACTTGTGCCATAATTAAATCTGCTCTACTTGCCATTGTTCCTCCTTATGGTTGTAATATATCTGAACCTATACATGTTATATCTAAATCAGTATTAGACACACTATTGTTCGTAAATGTTATTGTTTGTGCATTGTTATCATCAATGCTTTTTAATCTTTCATACTTAAATCTTAAATAATACGTACTAGCATTAGCTATAATTACAGATGTAGTATATGTATCACTTGTACTAGGTGTAGATGTTGTGCTTGCTGCTACCAATAATCGGCCATTTAAACTTGTTTGACTACATTGTATCGTAGTATTAACACTACCATTTGTTAATGTAATAGTTTTACCAGGTGAATATGAAACACCATTATATCCAGAAGCTTCTATAGTAAAATCTGCTGGCACATTAGACCAAGCTGTTCCTGCTGCAGCTGTAGTTTCTGATGCTTCAGAAGACCAAGCTCCGTTATGAACGTTGTTTTTACCTCTAGCTCTATATACATATGGTATACCTGCTGATAGTCCAGTATTATTATAGGTTGTAATTACATCATCATCTGATAAACTACCATTAGATGTTGGTGATATTGTAGCTATAGTAGAAAAAGAACCACTACCAGTCTTACGTTGTATTTCAATATTTCTTGCTACTCTCATATCTCCTTCTACTGTAACATTAATTTGTGTGCTACTTACTACGCTTAAAGTAACGGTTGGTGCTAATGGTGCTGATTCTATTACATTAGATAATACCCCAGTACTACTTACTTCAAATACTTTATCTATAGTTCCATCCATAGCAAAAAAGTTATCTGTAGCAGAACCCTCTTGAAATGTAGTACCATTAAATGGCGTTGTAGCATTTGTATTATTGTACAATATATCATCGTTAGTAAAATCACTATTGTTTAAATACTTTGTAATAACAGAAGTGCTATCATACGTACCACCTACATCTGTATATTCTGCTGCTTCTACTAGTTCTCCATCAGCATATCCACGTTGACTAGGGTCTTGGCTTTCTAAATGTGTAATATTAAATGCAGTAGCTAAAGCATTTGTTGTAATAGGTGAGCTATCTGCACTATTTGTACCAAAAGAGTTTTGTGCAGTAATTCTATATACATATTGTGTGCTAGCAGATGTAGACGTATCTGTAATAGGAGAACTGCCAGAGGTAGCTATAGTGGTTTCATTTGTACCTGAACTCCATTCAGAACCCTCTCTTCTTTTAATACTAAAAGAGTTTTCATTAGATACGCTAAATGTTATTACTACATTTGTATTACCACTTAGTGCTACACTAATAGAAACACTAGGAGTACTTCCTGTGGTAGTTCCTGTGCCTGTATTAGATGTAGCTATTACAGTAGTCTCAGTACTATTAGCTAATCCAGTCTTATGCCATTCATTTATTCCTTTAATATACAAAAACTTAGAACCTTCAAGATTTACTAACACAGTATCTCCAATGCTACCTTCTGAATTACTAGGAACATTATTTTGTTCTTTAGCAGGAGTTTGATATTGCTGTCTAGCTTCTTGCATCTTTTTTAATTTTTGTATATTATTCAACAAATCCATTATCTTTTAACCATTTCTCTATAAATTATTTGCATATCATTTATTTGAAATTCATCATCTATTGCACTAGCTCCATGTTGTGCAACTTGTAATGTTAATGTTTTAATACCTTTAAACCCTGAAGGCATTGATATTTTTTTAGTTGTAAAAGAAGATGATGCTTCTAATGTATCTATGTCAGTTATGCTACCACTATCTGCTATTGCTCTAATCTGTACTCTCTCTGTATTAGGTTGTTTATAGCTAATGTAAATAGTGTTTATATTTTTGTTAGTGTCAGGATTACCGAAGTCTAATTCTTTTGTTTGTAATAATATTCCATTATCACCTAAGTTGACATCAAATGCAGTATCATTCCATTTTTTTAATGTACTAGTACTTCCACTATGTTGCAAAAATAACATATCTCCATTATTGTTGGTTACAATATTTGACATATTATCTAATGTAACATCTACAAAACTCCAAGATTGTGATTTAATATCAAATTGTAATAATTGATTGTTTTCACTATTAAAAATAAATATACATTTTTTATCTGGATAATATCCTATTACTGCATCATTGCTATAATAATCATTTCTCCAGTTAGCTAATCTTGGCTGTCCTGTTTCATTTAAATTAATATCTATAACTCGTTGTCCGTCATATAAAAATACAGATGATTGATTAAACCAAGATACAAACCCTTCACCTTTTATTACGTGATAATCTTTTTCACATCCTCTAAATTCGTAAGAACCTTCTAAAAATTCTATATCTCTTGATATATTTATAATATATAAAGTATTTCTTTTGAATTGTAGTAACTGATTATTTAATGTTTCTAATGCTATAATTTCATCACCATCATTTATTTCTACATCTATAAAATTATCAGGTCTAAAAGTATCAAACTTATTTACATCTGATTTTAACACTGTATCACTCTTTACTTCTCTTGTAGTACCATCATATAACGCTACATTGCCTATATAAGCTCTTCTATTAGCTATAGCGGACGTTTTAAAGCTTGACCCTTGTCTACCTATGGCTGACTGATTAAAGTTCAAATATGGCTCATTTTGAGATAAAGAATGCAATGTTTTTCCAAGCACTATATCAGAGTTGTTATTATCTGGATGTATATAATATTTTCTAGTAGAAGTAAAATCACCAAATCCAGTGTAATTACTTTCACCACCATAACGTATACCTTTTTCAAAATTAATTTCTGCAAACAAATACTTTTGTCCAAAAGAATTATTTTCATTTAATGCCCAATATAAATTAATACCAGATTGTCTAGGTTTTTGAGGCATTCTACCAGATAACATAAAAAACAATGGTCGTTTATATATAGTAGAAGATAAAGAAAACACTCCTCCAGTAGGTTGTTCTATATCTCCTATGTATACTGGATATGATTCTTGCTCGTCGTATACGTTAGACGCAAACAATGCGTAAGTAATTCCAGAACCATTACCATAAACAGAAATATAACTATCTCCATTATAGGCTAAATCACCTGCAGTAGAACTATCTTCATGAAACCAGGCATACGCTGCAAATGCACCATATCCATCTGCTATTGATGAAGTATTATCATTTAATATTCCGTGCAATCCTGCTCTTGTACTTGGAGTACCAGAATCAATTGTAATAGCAGTTACATTTGAAGGATAACTTAAACTAGGATTTAATACAATTTCTGTTTGTGCTAGTGTTTGCTTATTTAAAAATGTTGGCGAGTTGTCTTTTACATCGTAAGCATATCCATCTGTTGCTAAATATAATGGTGCTACATAAGCATCAGCTACAAAATAACTATTATATGTTTTTGCTATTTCGTCATCAGTATCTGTTATACCATCACCAGATGCTAAACTTCCATCTAAGTTTCCTAAGTTGTAAGTCTTGTTAATGTATCCATACCATTTAGGAGTATTATTAGGTATACCTCCACTACCATCATCAGTTTTTGTAGCAGATAGTCTTATTTGTCCATCAACTACAAAAGCATTTAATGGCGATGCAGTACTACCATAACTAAATTGTGCAGTATCTTTGTCTCCAGTTAAATTGTAAAAATCTACATTAGTTGCATTAACATCGTTAATTAACAATAGTTCATTAGCTGCTATAGTTCCTGCATTGTCTATATCTCTATCTAATGTCAAGTAAGTAAGTCCATTACCTATATTAAAGGTAGAATGTGTTTCAGAATAATTATTAGTCGTTGCAAAGTTTTTAACACTACCAAACAATCTTAACTTACCTGGTATTTCATTATCTAATCCATTTAATGTTTGAAATTCATTATCAGCAATATCCCTAGGATTAGTATTGTTGTTAAGCCCACCACTAAAATTATTTACGTTTATACTTCTTTTTGGCATTCTTTTTTCTCTTTTTCTTTTTGTTGTATAGTCTTCTGCTACTATTAGTAGAAACGCCTTTAGACTTTCCCCCGATAGAGTTACTTGTTACCGTCAATTAACTCACCCCATAGAGTTGTTTTACCATCTGTTATTTCTACTACTTCTACTTTAAATTCACCATTGTCAAACCAATCTACAATAGCAAATGCATGGCCCCAATTATGTAGTCTACCCTTTAACCACTTGTTATTTTCGTGTGACATATCTTTTAAACATCCCATAGACCAAGCACCAATGTTGCCATCAAACTTTGTCATAGTATGTCGTTGTATGTCGTGGGTATGTCCATACATAACATTTTCACCATACGACTCTAAATGTTTCTTAGCATGATACGTTGTCGCATACGCACCATGAAAGAATACTAACTTACCTACTTGGATTGGTAAGTTGTATTCTGTGTATTTGTATCCTCTTTCTTTGATTTTGCACGCTTTAAAAAATGCATAATCACTAAGATAGGGATACTTGTTAGCGAAATTATCCAACCAGAGGTCGTGATTACCTTGGAGGAGATACTTTTCTTTACATTTAACTTTCTTAAGTACTTCATCCCATTCATCTAATCCTTCATTCACTAACCTTATTTCTTCATCTACTAAAGGTAGTTGAAACTCTAAAGGCGGTAGCTTCTTATCTTTGTACTTCCAAGCAGAACAAGATTCCCATTCTCCAACATCTCCCAGGTTTATAAACACCTTAGGTTTAACTTTGAGTATTGCTTTCTTAACACATTCTACTGCAGCTCTATCTTC